TACAGCAGCTGGCATTCCTGAACTGGACAATGTCTGGAGATGTGCTGATCCTACTTCCAACATGGAAACGGGCAGGAAGCATTTACGACTTGCGCGTAAACATGATTGAAGCGGACCGGTGCTACACCCCACCAGGAAAGGACAGACCTGATGACAGGATCGTGGACGGTGTAGAACGAAATGACCGGGGAGAGATCGAAGCATACTATATCGCCAAGCGGCACCCGAAGGGACGCTTTGGCATGTACAATCAAGAATTTACCAGGGTCAGTGCCTATGGAGCGCGCACAGGGCGGAGAAACGTGCTACATCTCATGAACCGGGAGCGAATCGGCCAGGTGCGAGGCGTTCCACTGCTGGCACCGGTGATCGAATGCCTCAAGAATATGGGTCGTTACTCAGAAGCGGAGTTGACAGCCGCAGTTGTCGCAAGCTACCAGACGATCTTTATTGAAACCGAAAATGACACGAACGAAGAGCCGTTCGGGGAAATTCTGCCGGAAGATCAGCAGGTAGACCGCGAAGATCGAGGAACAGTAGAAATGGGCAGCGGTGCAATCGTTGACCTGGCTCCGGGAGAAAAGGCGAAGCTGGTATCCCCGGCAAGGCCGAACACGGCGTTTGATGGGTTCATCTCGTCGCTATGCAAGCAAATTGGCTCTGCCTTGGAACTGCCACAGGAACTACTACTGAAAACCTTCACAAGTTCCTACTCTGCCAGCCGTGGAGCTCTGCTGGAGGCGTGGAAGACCTTTGATATGTACCGTGACTGGATGGTATCGGGTTTCTGTCAGCCGATCTACGAGGAGTGGATGACTGAGGCGGTAGCCAAAGGGCGTATCAATGCACCTGGATTTTTTCAGGATACGGCAATCAGAAAGGCGTACACAAAAGCAGAGTGGTACGGTGCCAGCCGTGGCCAGATCGATCCACTAAAAGAGGTGCAGGCGGCTCAGGTTCGGGTTCAATGCGGATTTTCTACAGGAACGAAGGAGGCAATGGAGCTGACCGGTACGGACTTCCGGGACAACGTAGCGCAGATGAAGCAGGAAGCAAGAATGACAAGTGAGGTCACTGGGACACAGCAGGCGAAAGAAAATGCAGACCGGGGCGAGGAGGAAGACGATGAGAGTTAGATTGGGCGGCACGGTGATTGGAGACGACTATGCGAGAATTTACCGAAAGCACGGCTTCACGGACCTATGCTGCCCGGAAGATGTTCGCAATGCGGTCAAAAGCTGCCCGGCTGATGAGGAACTGATCTTCGAGATCAACTCCGGCGGAGGAAGTGTTTACAACGGATTCGAGATGTACACGGTGCTCAGAGACGCAGGACGTGAAACGATCGGAGAAATTCAAAGTATTGCGGCCAGTGCAGCCTCAGTATTCGCCGCAGGATGTACTAAGGTTCGAGTGTCACCAGTCGCAAACATGATGATCCACAGGGCATCCACCGGAGCCAGCGGAAATGCCGGAGTCATGAAGCAGGCAAAACAGATGCTGGAGACAGTAGACCAGAGCATTTTAAACGCCTATATCCAGAAATGCGGCGGGAAGTGTAGCAGGGAAAAACTAAAGAACATGATGAATAGCGAGCGATTCTTTACCGCCGAGGAGGCTGTAGAGATGGGGCTAGCCGATGAGATCATGTTCCGTGAAGAGGACAAGGACACGGCTATGACCCATGCGGCAACAGCTATGTGTGGAGGTATGGCACAGGCCATGGCAAGTCTGCCAGACATAAAAGAACTCATGCAGCGGGAAGCTGCGGAGAATAACGAAACCGGGGAACCGGGAGAAGTGGAGGAAAAGAAGCATATGACATTGGACGAACTGAGAAATCAGGAGCCTGAACTCTTGGCGCAGATCCAGACGGAAGCAGCAGCCGCCGAACGAGCGAGAATCACAGCCATTGAGGGGATGACGCTTGCCGGATATGAAGATCTGATCGATTCGGCAAAGGCTAACCCGACTGCGACCGCAGAATCGGTTGCAGTGCAGATAATCTCTCGTCAGAAGAAACAGGGCGAGGAGTTTCTGAGAAACAGGGCAAAGGATGTGACGGAAGGAAATGTAAACGGAGTGACCGGAAGTGCAAACTCTGGCGGAAATCCAGACGACGAACTGGAAGCGATCCTGACTGAAGCCTTTGAAAAGTAAGGAGGACAACTGCATGTATGAAGTAAAATCCTACGAGCTGGAAAAGGACATGTTCCTGGCCGGTTACATGGATATTGCAAAGGAAGAACTGGAGGTCGCAGAAGGCGAAACCATCCAGGAAAGAAGCCTCATCAAACTGAGCGGCAACAAGGCCGCTGCCTACACAGCCGAGGACGCAGAAGCTGGAAAGGTTCCATACGGCATTGCCGTTGGGACAGAGGCTGCCGGGTATGTTGTCGCGTATCTCTCCGGCGAGTTCTATGAAAGCGGACTGAAACTGCCGGACGGTGTCGGGGTGGAGACTGTAAAGCCGCTGCTGCGGGAAAACGGTATCTTCCTGAAGGAACTGCTGCCGGATACCGCTGTGAAAGTTTAAGGAGGAATGAAACTGTATGGCGATTGATCTTTATACCCCGAAGACGCTCTACGGAGTGCTTTCTAAAAAGCCTCCGGTGCGTACCTTCCTGCGGGACACGTTTTTTAAAAATACCGTGACCTTCCCTACGGCAACGGTAGAGTTCGACATGATGAAGGGCGGGCGAGAACTTGCCCCATTCGTACATCCGAGAGTTGGCAGCCAGGTAAGACCAAATGCTGGCTACCAGACCAAGAGCTACACCCCGGCTCTGGTAAGTGAGAGCAGAGTCACCACCGCTGCGGATCTGATGAATCGTATGGCGGGTGAAAGCCCCTATTCTGGAAAATCCCCGGCCGCAAGAGCTGTGCAGAAACTGTCAAACGACCTGGACGCTTTGGACAAGGCAGTTACTCGGAGAGAGGAGTGGATGGCGGCACAGGTGATTTTCACCGGCAAAATCCCGGTAGTTGGAAAGGGAATCAATGAGATCATTGATTTCAACTTCACAAATTCCGAAACAATTACGAGCGACGGCGAAAAATGGTCGAACCATTCGGCAAGCATCCTGGATCAGCTTGAGGAATGGACAACCATGGTTCAGAGGGATGGATATGTAAACCCCAATATGCTGATCGTAAGCCGTAAGGTTGCCCAGCACATCGTGAACAATGCCCAGCTCAAGGAGCTGCTGGACATCCGCAACTATGAGATCGCAACCATTGCACCAAAGCAGCTCACCGGAGGCGTGACCTGGATTGGCAGAATCGGAAAGCTGAATCTGGACATCTACCAGTACAGCGAGTGGTATCTGGATGACTGGACAGACCCGGATCACCCGGAGACAAAGCCGTTGGTGCCGGAAGACACTGTGGCACTAATGTCCACGGAAGCGGCATTCTCGAAGCTCTACGGTATGCACACATATCTGGAGCAGGGTACAAAAAACTGGAGAAGCGTCGTCGGAGATCGCATCCCTGACAGTTGGGTTAAGAAGGACCCTGACCGTCAGATGCTGTCCCTCAGCTCTCACCCGCTGCTGGTGCCTCACGAGGTGGACAGCTGGTATGTGGCAAAGGTGCTCTGATGCTGCCGGACCTGAAACGTCAGATGCTCCGTGACAACGAACTGGTGTTTTTCAATCCCAAAGGCCATGCCGAGAAGATCAGAATAAAATACCAGGACCGTGAAATGGAACTCTGGGGCGTGATTGACGAGGAAGACACTGCCGTTCGTGACAAGAACAACAATCAGCGAAAGAATGACAACGAGAAAGCCCTGTACCAGTACGACAAATATATTTGGGTCAACCTGAAAGACTTCGGTTCGGTGCCAAAGCGTGGAAGAAGTATCCAGATCAATAATGTCAAATACTTTGTTCTGGGCGTATCGGTGGAGTTCGGGCAGGTGAAGATCACGGCAAGGAAGCTGAACGAATAATGCAGATTCAAATTTCGGTTGAGCAGTTAGACCGGGTAGAAAAACTGCTCTATGGGATACCAGGTGCGATTCCAACTGCGGAGGCGAATGCCTTTAACCGTGGCATGGAGGCAGCGAAAACCGAGGCGAAACGCCAGATCCAACAGCGGTATGCCATCACGCAAGGGAATTTGGGAAAATACAACAAGACCAAGATCCAGAGGGCAAGCGCCGGAGGAACAGAGGCTTACATAGAGTTCCGAGGTCCAAAGGTGCCACTCTACAAGTACACACCTGCGCCGAAATCAAGAACCTACGTTGCGGAGCGTATTCCGGTCATGATTCATGGGGTCGGTTGGCGTAATGTGTTTAAAAGCGGAGATGTCAGTGCCATGGATAGCCGCGAGAGCGGCATGGTCGCCCGGCCAGCGGGATTTATCGCAACCTTCAAATCGGGCCACACGGGAATCTTCAAACGGACAGGAGGCAGCACAAGTACAGGAAATGAAAAAATCAAGGAGTACTGGGGCTATTCTGTCGCTGACATGCTGGATTACGAACCGGCAAGGGAGGCTATTCAGAAGAAGACCGAGGAGACTGTAAACAAGCGGTTGGAGCACGAGATCACTCGAATCCTGAGCAGATATTAAGGAGCAGACATGGGCATTGAGAATCTGATCACATCCATATGCACTGTACTCAAGAAGCTCGTGGAAGGAATGCGCCTCCCGGTGAATATCGACAACGAGTTCAACGAGGAGACCGGAAACTACCCACTGGAGCGGGACGAG